TCTTGATAATTATGGTAAAATTCCGATTCACAGTTCCGCCGCAGATGAATGGATAAGAGAGATCCCTTCCCTTGGTGAAGGAAAGATGGCGAATAATATCGGTAACATAACTGGTTTACAGAACATGTTGCTCGACTATCACCTCCTTCAAGCGTATCGTAAATTCGCACAACGCATTTTGGGTACCGAGGGTTCTTGGGAGGTCACTGGGGACAACAAGATTCGTTTGAAGCCCACTCCCAAGGGTAGCTTTCCGGTGGTGGTTCGGTACATTCCAGCTGTTGACAGCTTCAAATTGCCATCTTCTCAACAGATCTGCTTGAAGATGCTGATCGCGGAAGCCAAGGTACTCGTGGGCTTGACGCGTCGCAAGATGGCTATTCCCTCGCCCGATGGCGGAACCATGAATCTGGATGGAGAGGCCATGGTGTCTGAAGGTAGAGAAGAAATAGCTGCTGCTCGAGATGAAGCTTTAAAATTATCGGAGCCCCTTGGTTTCTTATCCAAGTAGAGTCGAAGCATCGAAGCATCGAAATAATCTCACCAAAAATAAGTCATGAAGCTATCGATCTTATATACTGAAGCCCTTCGCCCGCTCGAATCAGATGACGTTTCTCGAGAGGACATTGAGCAGGCAATTAATCGTGCCGCTGAATTGGGTGAGCGTGATCCGGAATTGGAATTAATTATTGCGAAGGACCCAGTATTTGCTGCTTTATATGCCGTCAATGTGATCAAGGGCTTTTGGCCTGAAGCCGAGCCAATTATCATGACAGATTCTGGCGCGGCTTTTTGGTATGCTATGCATGTTATCAAGGGCAGATGGCCAGAAGCTGAGCCATATATTATGACAGATCCAATTGATGCTTATCGTTACGCCATGCTTGTTATCAAGGGCAGATGGCCAGAAGCTGAGTCAATCATAATAAATGATCCAGAATGGGCTTATTTTTATGCTGCAGATGTCATCAAGGGCAGATGGCCAGAAGCTGAGCTATATATTATGAAAGATCCGGAGAATGCTTATTTTTATGCTCGTGACGTTATCAAGGGCAGATGGCCAGAGGCTGAGTCAGTGATACTTAGAGGTAGATTTTGGCGGGAATACATGAGCAGATTCGGGCTACTTAACAAGGAGTGATCATGGACTTCGATCATCAATTGAGTGAAGCTTTAGAGGCGGATGACACATTCGTATCTGATCTCTTCAAAGATATTGTTAGAGGACTTGGTGAGCGTTACTCTGAGATAGTACCCAATTATGATGTCGGTGATTATCTAGGACCGGTGCTCATCGTGTATGTCCCACCCGCTGAATCGAAGGAGGATCGGTTCTTCGTGGTAGTACCCAAGAAGGATAGCGGCCTCTGGATACATAACGCATGGGATGATGAGCTTAGATTTGCATCATCAAATCCGAAAGAGATCGTGCTTTTCATCAAAAGCGCTTTGGCCAGATATTACCCCTGCTGCAGATAGGAGAATAATATGAGTTTTCTTGACAGACTTAATGAGGCTCTGCGGACGGCTTTGGAGTCGGTGGAGGAGTGCGTTACATCGGGTGCGATTGCGATGGCACCTGTGACGGCCGTGGGTTATCGTAACACCAGCAAGCTTCCCAAGCGAAAGAAGCGAAAGAAAAAGATGAACGAGCAGCGTGGTCGGATGTTGGATAGCCGCCTTAAGTCCAAGATTAATCACCAATTGGCCGAATTGGTGTCCGGCGTCTATTTTGACAGCCCGCCGCTGGGAGAGATGTTTGGAATCCTCAAGGATTATGGAATCGTTCCGGTGCAGGAGGATAATACGAAATGGGAAGGATTTCTTGCTGGAAGCGAGGGTAATGCCGGGATTGATATTGCGCCCATTGATTCTGGAAAGGGAGTCGAAGGCGAAACGATGTTCACGCCATATACGAACTCGGTGTTGTTCCTAACGTGGCATAAGATGGAGGAAACGGGCCGTTATGAAATTGTGGCCTATCTGTCATGATAAGTAAATTCACTAATCAGTTAACTGAAGCTCTAGAACCATTGGAGGCCGAAGATGTGTTTGTTACGCCGTTTAGAGAATTACTTCAGCGTGCAATTCAACATGATCCAGAAAAAGTGTTGATGGCTGACACCAAATCGTGGATGGGGCATTTTGAGGCTAACATACCAATTTCCTACGATCCTGACGAATCTGATGTGGATGTCTATTATGATGTGAGTCCTGGCGAGCCACAAACTCATGATTATCCAGGTTCGGATCCGGAGGTTGAGATCATGGTGACGTTTTTTGATGGCGATATTAATCGTGACGTTACTAGTATCTTGTCAGGCAAGTTAATCGAAGAATTTGAAGAAGATGCACTCAAAGACTGGCGATGGAAAGATATGGGACAGCCAGAGCATTTCGAGTAATTCTAGCCTACCAAATATAAAAATAGAAACGGGAGGGTCGTGACATGAGTGGTAAGACCATAATTATTCAGAATCGTATACGTATTCTTGAGAGTAACGTATTGTTAGTAATGGGTTGTGAGCCCACGAGTGCGGCTACGTCATCTGGATTCCCAGCAAATCTGCGGGAATACTGTCCGGCTTCATATATTACGTTGAAAAAGGCACTAGAAGTCATTCCGGGAGCCAAGCTTATCTATGGTCCCATGATTGATGATCGATATTTTATTTTGCCAGATGGTCCGCCACCTCCACCCATTTGTCCACAAGAACCCCGGACCGACTGGTATGACATCTTGAGATTAAACGCTGATAGTCCAATTCCGGAAGAAGAGGAAGAGGAATCACGATACGACGTATGTCGTGGCTTTAATTATAGTTTTAACGGATGTCCGAACTTATGATCGAGAAGAACGATGTCGTGGCCGATTGTAATTCTTTTTATCGTCACGATTCTTGCGGTGATGGCTGCAATCCATCAAAGGAAAAAGATGGCGATTCACAACTTTGACAAGACTGAGCGTTATTCGCAGTTGGACACCGTGGTGGATGATCGCCCAGATTTCTATAAGATGAATCCACAACATGCGTTGTTCGATCCGAGTAGCCCGGATTTTGGATTTGCGGAAGCCACTGTATTAGAAAACTTGCGTATTGCCGGGGCGTGGGTTACGGTCTTGCCGCGATCGGATGATGAAAAGTTCGACAAGACATGGATGGAAGATCAGGATCCGACCTATTATGCCGGGCATGATTTCAAAGCTTTTATGCCCCCAACGCCACCGGAAGTACTGTTAACTAAGTTCGGTCAGGATGCGCCAATTACTTTTGACGTGACTTTTTCTAGGGCTGAATTGCTGGAGCGATTCGATAAGCGGTTGATCCGCATTGGCGACGTTATCGTTATTCCGCACAATAGTTTGGTCGTCCGGGCTCGCCGGTTTCGGGTCCTGCATGTGGGCGAGACCGGGAATTTTAGATATCGTTGGCTGTTTCTCAATGTGACTGTACAGAACATTAATCGTGACGAATCATTTGAACCCCAGAATGCATGATCATGGCTAAGCAACAGATCAAACTTTCAGAGCTTAAGGATGCGATCCTACGTGACGTAGATGATGCCAGGCACCAAATATTAGAAGCTTCGGGAGATATTATGGCTGACAAGGTCATTGACGCTTCCGGCGCGAAGGTCGTTCCCGAAATTATGGGAGGTGACGTCTCAACATGGGTTGGCGTTATTGGAGAAGATGACTTTCTGGCAGCGATGCGTGAGGAGAAATACGGTACGCGTCCGTTTGCCAAAACTATCAACTGGATGCGTACGCGGGAGCCGTTTGTGAGGGAGCTACAGGCTAAATTGCCATGGATTAAGTAGGATGTCAAATGCCGGTTTATGAATTCACGTTTGAACCCAAATCAACCAAGCCAGAGAGCCTCAATTTTGAGACTCATACGCCGGCGATGGATCGGAAACCGGAACGGTTGCCAGACCCCGGGCCTAAGACCACGATTGTGACTGGATCACAGAACGTTGCCCCTGAGGATGTGATCCAGGTAGTGACGCGCGGCTTTCATCAGTTAGATGAGGGAATGAAGAATTGGTTGAGCGGGATTAAGGTGCCGACTCTCGATAGCTACAAGGTAGCCTCGGCGCATGTGGCCGCCAGTGATCGAACCATCTTGGCCTGGGCACAGGAATTCTTTGATGGCAGAGTGCCCTTGCCGGTGATTTCGGTTCATCGCGCCAGCTGGGCATTTGATCCGACGCGTTTTAGTCCTCCTTATGCACCGATTGCAAAGAAATTCATTGACAAATCTGGACGTTATATGAGAAACATTTTCCGCCCAGTGCCGTTTAAGGTTGAATATGCAATTAGCATCTGGGGCGAATTCAAACAAGATGTGGAGGCCATTCAGACAAATATAATCAAAAGAATGAATCCGACGGCTACGTTTACCGTCGATGATGACCACGTAAGGCAATTTGTCCGGATAGTAGATAACGGGATAACCAATAGTAGCGACATCGAACTTACAGCCAAGGAACGGCCCAAAGTAATTTATGACATTTCACTTAGTGTGGATTATGCCATCGCGATCAATGAGCGGATTGTGCCCACAGTGCTAGGACGCATTGCATCAATCAAGGAAAGTGTGACCGATGAGGTATTTGACGTTTACAAAGTGGATGATTTAGTTTAGGGAGAAATAAGATGCCAGCTACGAAGAAGCGGCCGTTGACTCAGCGTGAACTCAAGAAGATCCGCAAGGCGAAGGAAGCCGATGGGGAACGAATGACGGTCTATAATCCGACCAAGCGGATGATTCCTATTCAGGTTCGGGACGTAGGCCGTGACTTCTTCGTCAGCGAGCAGTCGATCTATGTCGGTCCCGGCAAGCGCTATACGGACAAGCGCTCACGATTCAACATGGATCAGATTGCTAATTTACAGGCCAAAGGAGAAATCAAGATTATCGGAGACAGAAAGAAATAAATAAAATAGACACCAGACAATATAGCCACACAATTTGAGATCGCCAGAATCCTAATCGCCACCTCAATGCAAATATATCTTGTATATGGCGATTAGAAGGAGATCTCACTATGGCTGTTTACATGTCACCGGGTATTTTCGTTAACGAAATTGATCAAAGTATGGTGGCTACGGGTGCTGGCCCGACGCTCCCGGCATTCATCGGAACCGCGAAGAAGGGTCCGATGAATACGCCCACGCTGATTACCAATGCCGAACAATTTATTGATACGTTTGGTGAGCCGTTTGCCGAGAGCTATCTTGGGTACGCTGTGATTGCGTATCTTGAGGAGGGGCAACAATGTTATGTCGAGCGTGTCGGCGTTGAGATTGAAGCGGGTCAGGCGGCGGCTCTGGCCGCAATCGCCATCGACACCAGTGGGGCAGAGGTGGAAGGCTGGGGCCGGATTCCGGTCTTCACGGGGATCGATTATGGACAGATCGCTCTACGCGTCCCAAGTATTGATGAGCCGTTTACGTTCCACGAGGCGGCTGTGTCCAATATCACCTTCACAGACGTTGACGTGGATTCTAGTGACGGTGAGACCGTAGCGACGTTAAGTTTCGTTGGCAGTGGATTGAGTAGCGCTTATACCGGCGCTATCGATGATTCGTTTACGATCCTGATCACTAGCGATCCGGACGTTACCGGGGGTAGTACCATTGAAGGCGCGGAGTATGAGATCGTCCGCAACAGTGATGGGGAGACCGTTGCCACTGGTACGATCGCTGAAAGCAGCACTCCCGGTGAATCAGAGCCTATTGATGTGGGTACAGGCGATGACGCCAGTGGACTAATTTGTCAGATTATCGTCACCGGCGCTTCACCTCTTGAAACAGGTGACGTCTTTACCTTCCAGGCGAGGCCCGATAACCGTACGTTTAGCTTTTCGGTTGATCGTGGTACGGCGACCGCATATAGCTTCAGTGACGGCGACAGTTACACGACTATTGCCGCTTTTAATGCGGCTTTCAATCTCCTGTTAGGTGGTAGTGAGGATTATCAGGCAGTTGACCTGGATGGTGTGCCTACCATTCGGACCGATACCGCTGGTGAATCGATCCAGTTGCGCACCACCGAGGCTTTCGCTTTAGAAGTCGGTCAGAGCCTGTACGCTTGGGATATTCCGCGTAGTTATCTGATTGCCACCGATAGTGGCCCCTTCAATATCACTAGTTCCAATGATCGCATTAAGATCAAGGTTATTGGAGATACGACTACCACCATCCAATTCAGCATCGCCCAGGGCTTGGATCAGACTTCGGCGCTGATTGCGGCTGCCATTAATCTTGGTGGCCTCTATCTGGGAGAGCGTTATTGGAATAGTTATGCGCTTCAGGTAACTGATGATGAATATCGAGTGGTGATCGAGACCGCTGTTGCTCATCGGACCAACATGTTGGAGATGATGGCCGATGCTAGTAACATTGAGACGTTGCGATTTGCAGAAGAACTTGAAATTCTCTATCCGTATAAGCGGGCATATCGGGGCTTTTCGGATTCCCGAGTAGAATTGCCCACGGCTGGTAGCGTCACTCCGTCAACCCCTGCTAGTTGCGAGATGGATCCCACCAGTACTCAATGTGCGCTGGATACGGCTTATTTCCAGAATATCGTTGGTTGGTTGGTGGCTAAGACTCCCGGCACTTGGATCGATGCATATACCGCCACTCTTGAAGTCTATGCTGCAGGCCGCTATACGTTGTCGATTTGGGATGGCAACAGCCTGGAAGTTGATCGGGTCGACGACATTTCCTTTGATCAACTTGAGACTAGATATATTGGTAACGTTCTTAATCCTGGTTCGACCATTGGTGGCGTGAACGGTAATGGCTTCATTAATTGGGAGGAACGCCCAAGTTATCTGGACAACGATCCAGACGATTCGGACTATGAGGTTCGTCAGCCGTCTGAATTTAATTTGCGAGAATTTTCTGGCGCGGCTAATGGCATTCCGACCTCGGCCATTTATAGCTCGGAGCTAGATCGGGCCGTAATTGGTAATCCGGGCCTGTCCACTGGCCTGTTCGCATTCCAGAATCCGGAGGCTTATGATATTAACTTATTGGCAACTCCCGGATTTTCATCCGGCTCGGTAATCGGCCAAGCAGTTCAGCTCTGTCAGTCACGAGGCGATGTGCTTTATGTAGTCGATCCGCCCTATGGCCTGCGGCCGCAACAGGTGATTGATTGGCATAATGGGATACTTTTGTCAGACTTGTCGTCAGCGATTAATACCTCCTATGGTGCCCTCTATTGGTCCTGGCAAAAGATTTTCGACCAGTTCAATGGTGGGGAGATTTGGATTCCACCGACAGGGCCGGCCCTGGCAGTATTTGCTCGGACGGCGCGAGAGGCAGAGCAATGGTCTGCGCCAGCAGGTGAGAAACGTGGTCGCCTCTTGACGTCACGAGGCGTCGAATACAATCCGACGTTGGGTGAACGCAACCTGCTCTATGGCACAGGGAACGCCGTGAACCCCATCGTGAACTTCACTCAAGAAGGCATTATGATTTGGGGCCAGCGCACACTTCAGCGGGCATCTACGGCCCTCGACCGCGTCAACGTCAGGATGTTGCTTATCTATCTGAAGAAAAACCTGACCAAGTTGCTGCGTGGGGTGATATTTGAGCAGAATGATGATGTGCTTTGGGCAACGGTTACCAATATCACTGAGCCGTTCCTAAGCGATGTGTCCGCAAGGCGGGGTATCGATGCTTTCAAGGTAGTTTGTGATGAAACGAACAATACCCCAGAACGCAGATCTAGAAATGAATTGTGGATTAGTATCTTTATCAAGCCCACCCAAGTTGCCGAGTTTGTTGTGCTAAATCTCGTCGTGCTCAGATCTGATGCAAGCTTCACAGCATCTGAGATTCTCGTGGCAGGCGGCGTAGCAGCCTAAGCACTTAAACGATATTCGATCCAGAAGGGGAAGTCATCATTGGCTTCCCCTTCTTCATATCTCTATTCTCTATTCTCTATTCTCTATTCTCTATTCTCTATTCAGGTCTAGATTTCATTTTCTAGTCACAGATGCATTTAAGTAATGAGACTCAAATTTAGATAAGAATAGGAGAATAAATATCATGATTCTCTGGGATAAGACTACGACCAAGTTTGGGATCACCCAGGCCAATGCTAAGAAGAAAAACTGGATCGTGGTTGCGTGCGATCAATGTAAAGCTGAAGCAGATAGGCGCTATTGTTCTTATGTCCAGACTGTTAAGAAGACCGGACATTATCTGTGCCATGCATGCTCGACTAAGGATAAAAAGTTCCGAGCGGAATGTTCTGAGAGGGCGAAACAGAAATGGCAGGATCCTGATTATAAGCGTAATAATTTAGCGGTAGTGTGGTCGGCTGAATATCGTGAGAAAAAGCGCCAGACGAGTCTTGAGCGCTGGCAAGATCCTGAATATCGGGAGAAGGTGATGACGCCGGAGGCGCGGGAGGCTCGGAAGCTTAGATCAAGTAAGCAAGCTAAGAAATTGTGGCAAAATCCAGAATATCGAGCCAAGGTGACAACTGCGTTGCGTGAGCGAATGAAAAAGCAATGGGAAGACGAAGAATATCGCGGCGAACGACAGAAACAGCAGAGCGCTATCACTAAAGAGGCATGGGCTAATAATCGCGATAAATTGATGAAAACATTTGAATCTGACGAGTTTATAAAGAAGATGACAGCAATTAATCAGGAAATCTTATCTAGGCCGGAAGTGCTGGAGAAGTTATCTATTGCATCGAAGAAATGGTGGGCGGATCAAGACCATCGTAATGCCGTTTCTGAATTATATCAGTCTCCAGAGTATCAGCAATTGTTCCATGACATCGGCAGAGCGACCTGGGAAGACGAAGAATATCGAGCTAAAATGAGAGAAATTCATCAGAGCGAGGAATTCAAGGCCAAATGTAGTCACAATAACAAAGAGTTATGGCAGAATTATAGAGACAAGATGATGAAAATATTTCAATCAGATGAATTTAAATCTAAGGCATCGCAGCCATACTAAGAAGATCAAAAGCAAAAATTCTCTGAATTATACAATTCATCAGAATATCAGCAGTTATTTTGTGACATTGGCAAAGAGTTATGGAAGAATCCGGAATACCGAACTAAAATGGAAAAGATCTTTGGATCTGATGCTTTTAGATCTAAATGTCGAAAAAGATGGCAAGATCCAGAATTTAAAGAGAAAATGGCCATTGTTCTTGCCAATCAGCCCAGAGTGTCGTCCTTACAGACCATTCTTTATTCTATCTTAGATGATCTTGGCGTTAAGTATTATCGTGAGCACGAGGACGGACCGGCTGATTCCCAATGCGTTATCGGCCCGTGGACCTTTGATTGCGTGATTCCAAGAAAGGATCGACCAGATTTGTTGATTGAGTGCCAAGGTGATTATTGGCATTCGCGCCGTGAAGCCATTTCCAAGGATAAAGCTAAGGCCTCTTATATTGCTAATAATTTTTCAGATCAATATGAGCTTAAATGTATCTGGGAGCATGAATTCCTTAACAAGGACAAGATTGTTGAGTTGCTCAAGTATTGGCTGGGTATTACTCAATTAGAATTGATCGACTTTGATTTTAAGAAGGTGGAGATTCACGATTGTCCGGCTCAGGATTATAAGCTGTTACTCTCCAAGTATCATTATCTTCCTAATGCCGGGCGGGGCGGAATCGCTTATGGGGCTTATCTACATGATAGATTGATTGCCGTGTGCGTGTTCAGTCCACTGGTTCGACAAAATATTAACGTTGATGGTTACGATCAATCAGAGATCCGGGAGCTTTCTCGTCTGTGTATTCATCCTCGATATCAGAAGAAGAATTTCGCGTCATGGTTTGTATCTAGGTGCGTCAAGCAGCTGGACGATAAGTTCAGATGCATTATTTCTTATTGTGACACTACTTTCAACCACGATGGAGCGACTTACAAGGCTTGTAACTTCGTTCAGGATAAGATCATCAAGCCCGATTATTGGTACGTTTCACCAGATGGTTGGGTGACGCACAAGCGGACTTTATATGGCCATGCTTGCAAAATGAGTATGACTGAGGCTGGATATGCGGCTGCTCATGGATATTCTAAAGTTTATGGTAGAGAAAAGCTGAGATTCTTTTATGATAGACAAAAATATTATAAAGGAATGAAAGATGAAATTGAAACAGCTTCATGCCATCAATGAAGACAGTATCGCTAGCATATTTTACAGATTCCTGGACATGGTGAGAGGTAAGGCTGGATTCGGGCCGGGCGTGAGTCCTCGTAATTGGGGGGATGTGGAAGAAATCATCGAAGCAAACGGATTGCCAGCCATAGATTTCCAGGAGGAATGGCAGAAAGCCACACGAGAGGAAGATTCTAATAAGCAAAAGGCTCTCCAGATTTATAAGAGGCTGGCTGATAAGCATCCGATTTCTGGGTTACGATCGAAATCATACTTCACTAGGTGAAGGCTAAGAACAGGCTCCATATCATTGCCGACATTGACAATCTGAAATATCTCAATACCAAGTTGGGACACGATGGGGCCGATACCGTTCTTAGAACGTTTGGAGAATTGAAGAAAAATCTGGAAGATGACGTCAATGCTAGGTATGGGCCGATAGCGAAGGCATATCATAGGTCTGGAGATGAGTTTAACGTTCTGATCAACATCAATGATGTTGATCTTAAAGATCTCTTGGACTTCGTAATTGGCAAGTGCAACGAGGTGCTGAATCAGTTTGCTCAGAAAGAATTTAAGAGCGAAATCGGCAAGGCGAGAACGACTAGTACTGTTGGAATAGGATTGAATCGGGTTGAGACCGACGCAATGGTAAATAGAAAGAAGATGGAGCGCAAACGGCTATGGCCATTCTCAAAGATGTCGCATCTCTTTTTGCGTCCGGAGATTGAGCAGATTCAACAATGATAAGTTCTCACCATGGGATGATTCCGATGTTTTAAGTAGATGGTTTTTAAATGATCATAATCGTTGTCATAGATCTGTCTGTGCTTGTATATTCTGGCTTGATAGATCTCTGGGGAAGGATGCACGATATTGAGCCTAAAAGCAACAAGATAAAGGGCATCTATCATATCTCGGATCATCACTCGCTCCTCCGATAGTGTATAATTGGGCAATAAAGTATTTATGGCTCAGCTTCTGGCTATCTACCCTTGATGACACGCCTAGCATACCAATGAGCCCATTTTGGATTCTTCACGATATATGGCTCAGCTTCTGGCCACCTACCCCCAACGAGATAGAGAGCATATTCATAAGCACTCCAAGGATCTTTCCTGATATATGGTTCAGCCTCAGGCCACCTACCCTTAATAACGCTATGGGCATAACAATAAGCTCTAAACGGAACTTTCGTGATAGCATTGGGATTTTTTACGATGAGTGGTTCGAGCCATAAATCACGCTTGCCCGATTTAATGGCGCGGTCTATGACATATTTGATGTCGGTTTCAAAGACGTTTTGATGCTCAAACGCCATTATTCCTCTTCCTTCTGAGCTGGCCGAGGGTATGTTGCAAGAATTTGCCTTTGCCACTTTTTGATTTATGCTTCTTGACTGTCCATTTGACATATATGCCTGCGTTCTTGCAAAGTCTTTTGAGCGATCTGGACATGTTCCTGGTGGTGTTACTGGTCCATGATTTCCAATCGCTTGGGGCCAGACAATTGGCCCATCCGAAGACACTGCACGTTGCGGTGTATTTCGATCTGACGAATCCACGTTTCTTCAACGCTTTGTGGAACCAGTCTGTATCCATAACGTCATTATATTGTGGGCCATTGCTATTTGGTTTGCGTGATTTTTTAAATATGTTTACCTTATTTGATTCTCTTTTGGCATCGGCAAGCTTGCTGAGAACCTCGAAGATACACTCTCTCACCAATTTCCTCAGCTGTTTGTCGGTGAACGTTTCTTGGTGTTGGAATTGCCAATATTGTGATTCTTCACACGTTCCGTAACCTATTTCATACAATGGATAGTTAAATTTTCCATGTTTGATCCTCTCTTTCAGCGATGGCCATCTCACAACAAAACTCTCTTTTATATAATCTGGCAACTAATTATGGAGCAAATATACGTCGTAACCTCTATTTAAGGAGATGACAGATGCCAGGATTTATGATCAACGGTACCGGTGCAGATAAGATTGGGGGCAAGGCCAGTGCTACGGTTGAAACGCGTCGTGCATATCGCTGGGTGTTCAAAGACATCAGCGATGGACCTCCCGCGCAAGCGCTTGTCTATCTCAAGACATGTTCCAGGCCGCATGTGATATTAGAGCCGATCGAAATGCATCATAACCAGGAACGTGCGTGGTTCGCTGGTAAGACTAACTGGGAACCGATCACGATGTCCTGGTATGATATGGAGCAAGACCCAGATACCTCCAAGGGAGTTTATGACTGGCTAGAAATAGTTAGCGTCATTAAAGATGCTAACGTTGCTCTGCCAGAAGAATACAAGAAGACGGGTGATCTGGCGATGTTAGATCACGCTGGTGAAGTCAGCGAGCAATGGAAGATTTATAATTGTTGGCCTCATGACATTAACTGGAACGAGCTCGATTTCTCGTCTAACGAGATTATCCTGATATCAATTAGTATGAGGTATGATCGTGCAGAACGAGTGACATGACAACATAGAGCCATTCGCTAATGAATGGCTCTACACGAGACAATAAATGCCAGGATTCAATATTCGGACCGAAAACGGATCGTCTCAACAGGGGCATCCCAGCGCGAATCTCTCAGGGATACCTGACGTACATCGTTCATATCGGTGGCGGGTGGAGCGCATGTTGGGTGAAGAAGCAGCTAGTCAACCAAGATTCCGGGCGCCAGCAGAATTGACGCTTCCGACGCGGGCATTTGAACAGTTGGAAGTGATGGGTCTCAGCCAGAAGTATAAGTTCGCCAAGAGTGTGACCTTTGACGATGTGGTGGTGACGTTCTATGACTTGTATGGATTGCAAAAGCTAGTCGAAGACAGCATGGATAAGATTTGGAACCTCAACGAGGGATTGCAGACCGAATACAAGGATCGGGCCATCTTTGTATTATTAGATGGAGAAGGCATCCCGGCAGCTAAATTTACTATGGAGAATGCGTGGCCCAAGAAACAAACCCACAGCCAACTTAGTATGTCATCCAATGATTTTAAATTGCTCACGGTAACGTTTGCATATGATTGGTACACATTTAAAGAGAGTACTGGTGTAATGGATGGGCGACCTGTCTACTAACAGAATGTATTTGAATGCAGCTTGTAAACCATAAGGAGAAAAGCCATGCCAGAAGACGGAGATAAGGTATCTGAACAGGTTGGATCGGAAGCTAAGCCGGAAGAGGCCCATTCGATTAATAGCCTAGATGATCTGTCGGAGCATAAGTTAGATCTCTCGAAAGAGATCGAGGGTAAGACTGACGCTGAAGTCCTGGATTTTATCATCTCTAAGGATGAAGATGACCTAGTACCATGGGAATCGGTGCAATTACCAAGTCAGGGCGTATATTATGAGGGCGCAGTTCCTGGCGGCATGGTGAAGGTACGTCCGATGGGTATCTATGCCGAGAAGGTGTTGTCCACGTTGCGGCTTGCGAAATCCGGCGAAGCGCTTGACATGATATTTGAAAAATGCGTACGCTATCCTAATGAGAAATTCGATCCGCTGAATTTGCTTGTTGGTGATAGTACGTTTCTGTTATTTTACCTGCGTGGCATTACGTTCGGGAACATGTATGAGTTCATTGTGAAATGTACTAACCCGGAATGTGGTCATTCTATGACTAAGGTGTTTGATCTGAATACGCTTGCCGCCACAATCACGGGGCCACTTGAGCATCAGGATAACGAGCCATTTGAGATCGTGTTGCCGTATCTGAGCGAATCAGTGGGTAAGCCGTTTACAGTTAAGGTTCGCTTTATCCGGCGTTATGATCTCAAGGAAATCACCATGAGCCGCAAGGTGCAGGGTAAGCTCGTGAATCCGGCCAATGTGCAACCTAGTTCGTTACCTAAGAAATTCCGCAAGGTGCAGACTGTCCAGACGATTAATGATTTGGTGGAAAAGAACCTCAACCTAGTCATTGTTGAAGCGATGGGTGACAAGGATAAGTCAAAGATTAAGCAGCTTGTTTCCAAATTCCATTCCTCGGATTCGTCTGCGATCCGTGATTTCCTGGACAAGAAGTCACCCGGGATCGATACTACAGTAAGTGTGATCTGTGATGAATGTGACCAGGAGATAAAGGTTCCGTTACCACTCACCGAATCGTTTTTTCGTCGAACGGGAGGAGGAGGAGATTGAGAATACGTGGAGACAGCTCCATGAACAAGAATTCTTCCTGAAATATCACGGCCATCTTAGCCTATTTGAAATTAACACGCTGACCGGAGAAGAACGGCAAGTGTGGATCGACATGATCAATCGGCAGCAAGAAAGGGAGAATCGAGAAGCTCAGAAACAACAATCATCCCCCAATACCTCCCTACCAGCCCAGCATCCGGGTGCATCGTAATCTGTCAAATATATTGTATGAAACTCACAGAAGCCCCTCAGCCGCTTGAAGCTGGCGATGTTTTTCATAGTGATATCGATCGAAAGATGGGGGCGCTCCATGATATTCTGACGTTGTCGTTGGATTATGACATAAAGGAACTTCTTGCCATGGACGAAAAGAAGTTCCGAGGCGTTTGGGAGGAATATGCGGGAGAAGATTTGAGTGAGGAGAATCTAATAGCTTATCGATGGCTTAAAAGAAATCCTATCAAGCTGGTCATTGTCGATTCTGACATGTCTGAGGCTCATCTCGGCGGCGACGATATTGTGAGAATTGTTGAAGATGTGCTCGTTGTTGAGCGAGAGGGCTACAAGATCCACACGTGGTATGGTGGGGATGCTAAAGTACTTATCATTGGGATCAAAGGTGGTGGGGTGTTAGAATCAAGAAAACATACGGTAACAGAGAACGTGGAAGTGATTCTTGACGGACAACGAATTCTGCTCGAAAAAGGTGATGAGATCAGAACATTGGAGGGCTCATAATGTCAGTTACCATACCAATTGCCCCATCTTGTACTGGTACTATTGTTAGGGCCAATGTGTATGAATCTAGTTCGGAATGTGGCGATTTCGCGCTGGTTTACAGTGTCGCAATTACCGATGCCTCGACGTCAATTGTCTACTTGGATGGCAATATCACTAAATGGTATAAAGTGGGCTTTGTTGATGATACTGGTGCCGAGTGCAGCGTGGCCGATGCAGTACAGGGTGCGGCTGATTCGGCTTGTCGTGGCCGAATTTCGGCCAGGGTGGGCCAGCTGGTATGCCTTGATGCCACTTTCTATCAAAACGGCGTTCCGGTCGATCCCTATGCAATTAGGATAGTACGCATCTATCGGCGATCGGTTGAGGATGCTAATTTGGCGGCAGAAATTCCATTTCCGGACCCTGATAGTAGCAGCTATCCTTTGCCAGCGTTGACAGATGACGACAGACCCGGATATTATCAGTTGCAATTTGACGTTCCTTCAGATTTTACTGTGCCAGATATTTATTTTGATGTCTGGTATTTCATCGGCGACCAACCAAGCGGCACTGGCAGTGAATCAGACATTGATGACGAATCATTCTGGACAAGCCAATGCAATAAGTTTTGGATCTACCCTAGCGGTTGGTTTATAGATGACGGATTGATTGTTCCAAGGTTAGGATTTGAGCCTCTGGACGTTAAGTTCCGCTCGGGAGAGACACGTTACCTAGAGGTGGGGATGATGCCATTACCGCTATATGACTTCGACTATAATCTCATCATGCCGATGCTGCCCTTTATTTCTGCTACGATCAATATCAAGACCAGAAATAATGAGATTATAATCAACGATGAACCTATGGAGATTGGACTTAGACAGGGTACTTATCGGTCTAATCCGTTTGTAATAAAATGGTTATTGGAAACGTCTAGGTTCCTAGTAGGTACCTATGATTATCAAGTGACGGTTACCATGTCTGGTGGCCAGATACTTGTGAGTCCTAAATTTACCCTTACTATAAGCTGAATAAATGATTGATTGGCCAGCAACTCAACAACAATTTGGATATGGGTCTGAGCGTGCTATTACTTATAGGCCAAAGATAATAGTATCATGTGACGATTGTGGGGCACATTCCAGTAGAATCGTCAGGAGAAAATCTGACATAATTGACGGACAGATGAAATGGAGATGCCAACGATGTCGCCAGAATGATCTCAATTATAAAAAACAAATGAGCATTGCTCTTAAGCAGAAATATCAAGATAACCCAGAATATAGAGACACGATATCATTAACAAGTAAAAGAATGTGGCAAAATGACGAAGTTAGGAACAAGATATCAAGCTATAGAGCCAGCGATGCTACCAGGCATAAGATTTCTCAGGCAGTAAAGGAAAAATGGAACGATATAGATTTCCGCCAACAAGCATCAGACAGGTTAAGAGAACGCTGGA